TTTAGCGGCTGGTCCCCAGTCCTCTTGTATGCGTTTTACTTTTGTAATGTATGACCTGTATGCACAGGTTTCATATGTTTTTAGAGCGGAGTGTGACCAAGAGGGAATTAAACCTAATTCCTTTGGCTTTTCTGGCTTAACTACAGATTGTAAGTCGGGCCTTTGGTCCTGAGTGAGGTTAGTCACTAATTAATTTGTGTATCCTTTATAAGTAGCTGTGTATCTTTCGTATCAAAATATTCTGTAATTAAGGATTGTTTCACATTTTCATCTAAATGCCAAGTAATTAGTACACCACGTGGAGCAGATCTATTTTTTCCTTCTCCCATACGCTTCCGTGCTGTTTTTATATTTAATCTATTCATTGCTTTAGCAAAGTCCTGAACAGAGAGAGTTTTTGAATTATCTGTAAGAACTTCATAGATTAATTTTAAATGTTGCATTGGGATAACAAGTTCAGTATCTATTTTTATAATCCAATTTTTTATGTACCGTTGGGCTGTACTTATGCTACCGGCGTCAAAAGTGTTTGTAAGGGGGATGTCTAAGATTTCTATAAAGTATTCAAGATTATTTTCTTTTATTGCATTACCAAACTCTTCAAGTACAGACATAGATACACGTTTCATTTCCATTTTTGCTTCGTTTTCTAATGCTGTGTGTGCCATACGTACATCAACTTGGAATAATTCTAAGAGTCCAGCAAATGAAAATAATTCATTTTCTAAAAGAGTTAAAGAATCTAAAAATTTAGGATAAGTATGTTCTAATCTACTTTCTTGACGAGGTCCTACATTGTAACGTCTATCTCCTTCTTCTATTTTTACGGCATCTGCACGGTTTGTAAGAAAAAGAAAGTTACAATAACTAGGCAGCTCAATTTGATTTGTACGCATTGCTCTAATAGTTAAGTTAGGCTCAGTGATTTGATGTTTAAGTTTATCTGCCATTTTACCTACACTACCTGAAGAAGCCATTCTGAATTCGTCTACTACTAAAAATAATGCAGTACGCATATATAAATTGAATTGTTCTTCTATATTTTCAAGTGCTCTCATAGGAGCTTGACTTTCTCCAAAGAGAGGCTTGAGAACTTTATGTACAAAAAGACCTTTGCCAGTACCAGGCACTCCTGTAAAGATCCAAGCAGTCATTGTTTTTGATTTTTTCTGATATATGTAAGCAAGCCAATTAATAAAATGTTCAAATTCTGTTACACCATCTCCTAAGATATGTTTAATAAGGTTGGAAATATTTGGTACTGTTTCTACAAACTGGGCTGCAGTTCCATATGTTAGTGTAGGTACATTTTTATTGGCCTGTAACATATATCTTGTTTTTCTATATAGATTTACATAATAAGGGGCCTTTTCCATTTGTATTCCTTCATTAGAAGAAGGATCAAATACTACACGTGCATCTGGAATAAAATCAGGTAAAGGACGATTATGAGTACGTAAAAAACCATCTAAAGAACTTTTCTGTGTTGGAGTTAAAGGATAATCATCAGTAAACTGTTTTTTATCTTCATCAAAAACCCCATTATAAAAAGTGTCTGTATAAAAATCCCTTAGAGTAATAGGTTTTAATGTTTTTCCTTGATCAATTTTATCAGCAAACTTTTCAAATATACTTTTATAAAATTCTGGATCTGCTTTTTCTATTTCAAAAATAGGCTCGCCTTTAAAGTTGTACATATAATGAGGACTTGTTAGCACAAAATAATAAGCTCCACTGTCGCCTCCATTAATATTACAGTTAACATATGGTTCACTAATTCGACAAATTTCAATTGTCATTTTATCTGGATTTTTAAGAACTTCTTGAGATTCACCCCCTACATTAATTGTAGTAATTTTTTCTACTTTTTTAGAGAGATTCGCTTTTTTACGTAATCCATTTTTTAATTGTACCCCAACTGTATGCACTTTTTGTGGGTTTACATCTTTAATTAAAGAAGAAAGATTAACGGTTGCTAATTTACGATTAATTTGTACAAACCTAGAGCCCGCAATAGGATCTTGTACACCAGTAAATTTAGGAGGAGCTATATAAACGAGTTTAGAATTATCGGCTAAACTAACATCTAATGGATAGGAAATACTTTGGCCATTGGCAGAAAGTTTAAGTTGACTAGCAAGAAAGTCAATTTCATAGTTTATGGTTTTTAACCATTCTTTAAGTGTTTTTGGATTAATAGAAGTTCTTAAGAAAAAGAAAAGGTGCATAGAAACTTTATTACCTTTTAGTCCTAGGGAAGCACTAGCTTGTGCAATATAACTTACATCATGAAATTCAGGAGGCAAAAAGGATATAAATTGTTCAGAAATAGTTTGAATATCATAGGAATCTAATTCTTTTTTAGTTGAACTAAGAGGAAATTCAACACCATCTAAATCAAACACTAGTAAATCTGTTGGAGCAGTACGGTCTGTCATGAATGCTCGTGATTCATGTTTTAATTTTCTTTTAAGGGATCCTTTATATAAACAAGCTCCTTGACTGGAATACTTTGTAAGTAACTTAAAAAAAGTATCAATCCCTTTTTGTGTTTTATCTATTTTATGGTGATAAGAAGTAAAATTTTTGGATAAAGGATAAGGCGATGTGCCTTGTAATGATATTTGTTTTTGTAGAGGTTGTTTCGCTTTTAGAAAAACGATTTCCATAGTGAACTCCTTTTATTTTATGTTATATATTTCTTTTCTGTCTATTTTTATGTCTTCGTCAGCTTCAAAAGCAAGTTTAACTTGTTTAGGACCTAATGCTGTGACAAAAATCTCACATAAAATTTCATGTGGATTTTCTTTATAGATGATTACAGATTCCTGTTTTCGTCTTGTAAGAACTAGATTACTCATCATTTAATATACAGTGTATTATAGTTTCCTTCTGCATTTAGGGGTAATTCCTTACACCAAAGGGGGGCCTTTTTCATTATACTAATAATAGAAGCTAAAGTCTCATCGGGTTTATTATTTGAGCCTTGGCAGACGATTTCATCATGCACTGTCAATACAACATCTAAATCCTGAAGCTTTTGTATGTCTAAAATTTGATCTGTAATAACAATACGGGCTAATGCTTGAATAATATTCTCAATTAATCTAGGTCCGTACGTACGAATAGGTCCCTTAAAACGCCCTGAAAAGTATAAAAATTCTCCGTTTGTATATCTAAGATTTGGATATTTAAGATACATACCATTTGGCAATCGTAATGCATTATTACTAACGGTCAACGGTCCATAAGTATTCCCTGTTTGTGTTCTGTCCATCATACCAAACAGTAATTGTTTACCAATACGCCAAAGCCCAGGTATGTTTGGGTATGTACCTCTATATTGAGATACAATCGCACGAGCAGTTTCAATGTTTACATCAATGGAAGGAGTTCCTGTTTTTAATGTATATTGAAATTTCTCAGCTCCCATACCATACCCGAGCCCCAGAATTGCAGTTTTACCTACATATCGTTCGAGTTTATTTTCTTTAGTAATATCACGACCATAAATACTTGAAGCAAATTCACAATATACATCGTGGCCTTGAGCAAAGGACGTAAGTAAATCTTCTTCTCTCGCTAACCAAGCAAGCATTCGTGCTTCAATATTAGATAAATCAGATACATACAATGCTTCCCCGGGAGAAGCTGTAATGCATTTTCTTATTGTTGACTCACGCGGGAGATTTTGTAGGTTAATTTTCTCAGAACCACCAAATCTTCCCGTGTGAGCTGCGTAATAACGTAAAGGAACAGAAAAAGAGCCATCAATATTAATAGAATTAAGAATCCTATCGGCTCTAGTTTCTTCTATTCTTGATTTTACTGCTTCTCTGCCAGCCCAGATATGTTTGTACTGCGGATAAAGATTACACATTTGAATATAGGCAGAATCATTTTTTCCAAAAGCAGGAATCATTTTCTTTGTTCGAGGACTCTTTTTTAAAGGCACAACAATGCCAAGGTCTTCAAGAAACTTTGCAAACTTTGGCTGGGAAGCCAGGACTTCTCTTGTAGTGCCACTGTCTTCGATTTTCGTCTTTGTTTCTTCGATAATTTGTTCTTTATAGTTTGTTAATAGTTCACGGTTTATGGTTAACTTTGGTTCTACAAACATCCTAACAGTTAAATCAATAAGATCTAATTCAGATTTGGGAAATGCAGGGAGCATCTCATTATAGATAGCATAAGTTAAATCAACGTCTTGAATACAATATTTAGCAATATTTTCTTCAATTTCAGGTGGAAGATCTACTACCCCTTTCGCGGTTATAAGTTCTTCGCCTTTTCGCATACTAGAATCATCTGGAAACAATCGTATGCATACATTTTTAAGCGCTGCAGATTCGTTTGGGTATACACCACGACTCATTGCTGCAGTATCGTAGTAATATTTAGGAAAAAGATGAAATATTTGCGTTAATATGTACGCGTCAAAAAGTGTATTGTGGCATATAATTTGCGTATTTTCCCAATCAATTTGATTAAGAAAATCTCTACATTCAATTTCAGAGACCCATAAAGTCGGTTCATCATTTAATTTTACTCCTACTCCCCATACTTTAAATTCTTTATCTTGCACATATTGTACAGTAGACATTTTTGATAAAGACAAGCGAATATCAAAATATGTTTCAAAATCAAGAGTAATTAAATCCATTTATTTTTCCTTGTATTCAGGTGAATATACAGACAAAGCATAGAACCACTTTGGGTCTTCATATACTCGCATTAAGTCATCCCAACGTAAAAACACTTTATGTTCCCTATAATAGAACCATCCTTTGTATTTATGGTGTTTTTGAGGAGATTCTATAAACCTCACCATTACATTTCTGGTCCATCAAAATAAAGTAAAGCATAGGCAGGTAAGCCAAAACAAATTGCAAGACCTATGAACCGCCCAAAAGGAGTGTTTAAAATGTCTACAACAATGTTAATTATTTCGTTCATATTTTTCCTTAAGGTAATCAAAGAGATAAAAAGGCCATAGAAACAAAAAGGTGAGAAGAAACAGGACTATTTGCCACCATTTAAAGTGCAGGTACATCCCATTCTCTTTCATAATTTCGGATCCACCCCTTTGCTTGCAATTCTTGTTCTAAACCGACTTTTTCAAGTCTTATTAGTTCTAATTGATGTTGTAGTTCTTGTTCTTCGGCTTTTAATTCTTTTTCTCGTTGAATTAATTGAACAGATGAACGGCCTCCAGGGGGGTTTTGTACGCGTATTTCTTCGCTCATTTTTTTCTCCTTTTTAATGGGGTTAGGGATAGGGACAGCTTTGTATCTATAAATTCCATTTAAGATTGGGGGGTCTTCTACTTTTGTTTGAGACGCAAGTAAGCTTTCCCCCCGCCCTTCGCGACCTGTAAAAATTATATA